GCCTGAGTGTCGCCCACAAAGACACACCCAGCTTTTTCAGCGCCGGAATCAGCCATGCGACGATGGCCGGCACAAGGCCGCCGATGATGGCACCAGCAATAGCCACAATGACCGGCTGCACCCACGGCGGGAACGCCCGTTCCAAGGCCCCAACGAAGCCGTGCAACGACACGGCGTCCGCGACACGCTCGATGGCGTCAGCCAGGACGCCCATAGCTGCGGCCAGACCCGTGATGCGGACCACGTCCTGCCCCCAAGCACGGACGATGGTCGTCACCGAGTCCTTGATCTGCTCCCAGCGCCCCGCCATCGTCGTGGCCTGCCGGGTCATGGCACCGGCGAATCGCCGGGTCATTCCCTGCAGCACCGCCTCGATGGCAACAGCAGAACTTATTGCGCCCCGGGAGGCCAGATCCATGGCTTCCGGCACCGAGACGCCCAGGAACTCGGCCAGCATCTGCCATGCCGCTACTCCCTGCTCCGTGAGCTGCAGGAACTCTTGCGAGGCGAGCTTGCCCTTGGCCTGGATTTGGCCGAGGGCCCTAATGATGGCCTCCAGCATCTGCTGGCCTCCACCCATGGCAGCAACGGTGTCGCCGATGGGAGTGATCATCTCGAGTACGCGGTCGGCCGTGAACCCATACGCCAGGAGCTGACGTGCAGACCGCTGCAACCCGACGAACCCAAACGGCGTGCGCCGAGCGTACACTTCGAGTTCGCGGAGGAACCGCTGAGCGCGTTCGGCGTCACCAAGCATGGTCTCAAACGCAATCTGCGACTGTTCAAAATCTGCCGCCAGTTTCACCCCTGCGGCACTGAGGCCGCCGAGGGCCGCGGTGGCGACGGCGGCCCACTTGGTCACGTTGCGGCCGAGGGCGAGAGATGCCGGTACGGCCTCACGAAGTGCCTTCGGGAGCGTACGGGACTGGCGCTGGACGGAGCGGGCGAATTTGTTCCATTGCCGCTCAGCCCGAGCCATGTTGCTGACAAACCGGCCCGTCGATGCAATCAGTGCGATATTGAACGTCGATACGGTGGCCACTCCATCACCCCCAAATAAAGAGGGCGGCCACTAAGACCGCCCATCTCTCGCCTGCAACACCCTTGACCACATCTCCAGGATGCGAGCCTGTTCCTCCCAGCTTTGCTCCTGAGTCTTCGGTGCCTCGTACCGAGGCATGAAGTCTGACGGTTCATAGGGCTTGCGCCGACGCTTCGGGTCTCGGTAGCTGTTAGCTATCGTTGACGCGATGAGCCCCGCCCGCCAATCCTCGACCTCGGTGCCCCAGGGCTCCAGCGAGAAGAAAGCCATCCACTCGGAGAGCTCCCGGCTACTAATGCGCACCAGGAGCTCTCCGACCGTCATTCCCAACGCGAGCGCTAGCCTGAAGAGGAAACGCCGCGTGGGGTTCCGCCTCAGTTTCCCGCCAGTTCCTCGACGTCTTCGGGCCGCAGACCCGAAAGCCGTTGCGCAACCTCAAAAATACGGTTCAGCGCCACTGCCGACTTGCGGCCCAGCAGCTCCACATCATCGTCTTTGAACAGCCGCTTACCCTCTTCGTCGACGACACAAAGGGTAACGAGTTTCGCCCGAATGTTTCGCAAGTTCACTCGGGTATCCTTGCCGCGGGTCTCCACGATGGACTGTTCGAACCGGTCCCGTTCGGCACCGGTGAGGCCGCGGACGATGACCTCGCCGCCCCATTCCGGGACGGGAACCCTCTCCGTCGGGAGATCCTGGGCCTGCAAAATCGCTTCGCGACTCAACAGAGCCATGATTCCACTCCCTCCATTAACTCGTTAGCTCGTGATCTGTCCGAACTCGTAGACGCCGGTCAGGGTGATGGTCACCTGTGCCTGCACCACGTCGCCGGAGCTGATCTCCTGCGGCTGGTAGGCGGTGACGATGCCCTGGAACGTCCAGCCGAAGTCGTTGGGCAGCTTGATGCGATAGTCCTTCGCAGCGCCGTCCCGGAAGTCCTGTTCAAGGTCCAGGTGCCCCTGATTGGTCGGGTCGAAATTCAACGTGACTACGACCTCGCCGGCGTCGATGAGCCCGGCCAGCTTCTTCCGGACATCCCCTGGCGGGTCAAGCTCGTCGACCTCCGCCACCTCCCGCTCGGGCTGAGGAGGCTGGATGCTGGCGATCTGCGCGATCTCGGTAAACGTCGTTCCATTCTCACTCCGGTAAAACTTCGTCCTCAAGCCAGTGGTCTCCGCCAATTTGACCCCTCCTAATCATTTCATTTATTTGTGAATCACGATGACATCGACGTGGTAATGGGTCTGCCCAGACTCATCCTGGTAGTCTGGGAAAACCGCACCTACCTGACAATCGATCACATGCAGCGCTCCGGCCATCACACCGGAGAAACCCTCTAACGCCCGCTGAACAGCTAAGGCCACAGCCTCAGCGCTAGGTTCCGTCAACC